TCGTATTTTGACAGCGTAGGGCAACTTAAACGCTTTACTATGGTAAGACCTATCCTTCAATCTACAGGTGGCGTACCAGCCGTTTTATGCGGTTTAAGCGTAGATTTTGACACTCAATCACAGTTAGGCGCAGTTTCGTTTAACCCTGCTACACAATCTGAAGGTATTTGGGATACATCAACTTGGGATGGCAATATCTGGGCTGGTGGATTGATTACTACTAAAGAATGGCAAGGTGTCACAGGAATAGGTTATAGCGGATCAATTAACCTTAATGTGGCGGCTAGAAATATAGAACTCCATTGGGCTAGTACCGACTATGTAATGGAACGAGGCGGAGTTCTTTGAGGCAAGTTACTACTGAAAATCAGAAGTACATGGGTGATTGGCTGGTTCGGTTAATGAACTATCCACTACCCCTAGAAACAGTATGTATCGGGCAAGAAATAGATGGAGTTTTGGCGGCAGTCGTGGGATTTTGTGGTTTTATGCCAAATTCGTGCCAAATGCACATTGCGGCAGTAGACGAAGTAAATTGGATGAGTCGAGATTTATTGTGGGCGGCTTTCGATTACCCCTTTAATAAACTAAGAGTTAGCGTTATACTAGGGCAAATCTGTGCTGATAACACGGATGCACTAAGGTTAAACCGACACTTAGGCTTTAAAGTTGTAGCTGAAATACCTGATGCCCACATGGAAGGCGATTTGGTAATTATGGCTATGAGGAAAGAGGATTGTCGGTGGTTAGACATCCAATGTCCTTTGAGGAAATTAAAAGGGGAATGACATGGGTGGTGGTGGATTTTTAGGATTAGGGCCTGCGCCAAGTGCGCCAGCCGCACCTGACTATACTGGAGCGGCAAATGCTACAGCCGCAGGTAACTTAGCGGCCGCACAAGCGGCGGCGGCGGCAAACCGTGTAAACCAAGTAACCCCTTACGGTAACTTAAACTACAGCCAAAATGGTACTGATGCACAAGGCAATCCTACTTGGACAGCTACTACTTCCTTATCTGATGTCGGTCAACAGTTATTAAATAACCAAAATTCTACAAGTCTTGGATTAGGTTCTGCAATTAATTCCCAATTGGGTAATGTGCAGAATACGATGGGTCAACCATTTAATCCGCAAACAGGCCCTATTACTACTAATGCTGGTCAAGCTAATTTAAATCAATTATATGGTAATGCAAATTTAAGCCAAGTAGGACAAGGCCCACAGTTTTCACAAGCAGGACAAGCACAACAAGCTCAAGGAATTGGACAAGCACAAAATTTGCAAACCAATCCTAATTATGCAAGTGGTATGCAAGGCTGGGATCAAGCCAATCAGATTTTGCAAGCTCGTTTACAGCCACAAATGCAACAAGACCTAGAATCACAAAATGCGGCTTTAGCCAATCAAGGTATTGTGCAAGGCACAAAAGCATATGACAATGCTATGCGCACCTTTAATCAAGGTCAAAATGACTTGCTTACTAATTCTCAATTAGCTGGTCAGCAAATCGGTAATTCATTGTTTAACCAAGGTATTACTGGTGGTCAATTTACTAATTCTGCTATAACACAACAAAATCAAAACCAATTAGCTAATACAAGTTTAAATAATTCAGCTGCTCAACAAAACTATACAAATCAATTAGCTGGACTTGGTTTTAATAATCAACAATCTCAACAAGGTTATGCAAATACATTGGCGGCTCAACAAGCTAATAATTCTGCTTCACAACAAGGTTATGCAAATTCGCAACAACAGCAACAAGCTAACAATACTATTGCACAGCAACAATTTGGCAATCAAATGGCTAATGCTAATCTTGGAAATACTGCCCAACAACAGCAATATAACCAAGCCATGACTAACTACAATATGCCATTGAACACTTTAAGTTCATTGCGTACTGGAGCACAGGTTCAAAACCCAACATTCGTTAATAGCGCAAATCAAGCGACTACCGCAGGCCCTGACTTACTGGGTGCGGCATCTAGTCAATACAATGCGGCTTTGGGCAATACGAATATGCAAAATGCGGCACAATCTAACCTTAATAGTGGTTTGATGGGTCTTGCTGGTGCTGGAATTATGGCATCTGATGTACGCATGAAAGAAAACATTGAGCCGATTGGCGTAGCTCATAACGGCTTGACTGTTTACAAGTACGAATATAAACCTGAATTTAAAGACCATCAATTAGCTGGTCATGGATTCCATGTAGGTTACATGGCTCAAGAAGTAGAGCAAGTCTATCCTTACGCAGTTAAAACCCTCAATGACGGCTATAAAGTCGTAGATTACGGATTGCTATGAACCCATATATCAACCCTGCCATGCAATCACAAGATTTAGGTGGCTTGAACCCTGTTTATCAAAACATGGCGGCTCAACAACAGTTTGAGAACCAAGCGGCTATGCAAGGGCAACAACTAGCCCAGCAAGCAGGACAAACTGCACAACAGTCTAACCCTATGGCTTTGGCTGGTGCTTTGCGTAAGTCTGCACCTACCGATCCTAATGCTCAAAACATGAAGGATGCCCAAATGAATAATTTGAGCGCATACAACCCATACACGCAATACCAAACTTCACAGAACTACGGTACTAACCCGTATTCACAGCAAAGTTTAATGTTGGCTTCCCAAGACGCAGGAATGTAATATGGCAGATCCTAATACAATCAATTTAGCTGGCAATCTTCCGATGGAAGATCAAATTGCCCAACAACAGATTAACCGCCAACAGCAAATGGCTCAATTGTTGATGCAACAAGGTCAACAACAGCCACAAGGTCAAATGATTAGCGGTCATTACGTTGCACCTAACTTTTTCCAATACGCTACTCCATTGCTCAATACTTATTTGGGCAAAAGAGGTATGGAACAAGGCGATACCGAAATGGCTAAATTGGCTCAAAAAATTCGTGAAGGTAAAGAATCAGAAAAACAAGCCGCTATTCCATTGTTGAAACAATCTAGATTTGATGAATTATTAGCACTACCTAATCAATATGGTGGTGCATCACCATTCCAAGATGTATCAATTAAGCGTTTAGCCCCTGAATTGCCTACTTCTGCACAAGAACTTGAATATTCAAAAACTCATCCTGAATTATTGCCATTTATTACAGAAAAAGCTAAAGCAGGTGCTACTAAGGTAGTTTTGCCAGCAACTGAAAGTGCTTATAACAAAACTTTTGGCGAAGAAATTGCCAAACAAGATATTGCATTAAAAGGCATAGCTGATTCCGCAAAAACAACTGTTACTAATATTTCCAATCAAAAGAAAATTCTTGAAAGCGGTAATTTCTTTAGCGGTAAAACAGCTAATATTCAAAATGATTTGGCTAATTATGGTACTGCGCTTGGTGTTGTTGGTAAAACAGGTCAAGAAAAAGCGGCAAACACTCAAAGCCTTATTAGTGGTGGTGCTGGAGTAACTTTGGATAACATCAAAGGTTCAGGTCTTGGCGCAGGTCAAGGATTTACTGATAAAGATTTGCAATTTTTACAAGATGCTAAATCTTACAAAATTACTTGGAACAAAGAAAACATTGCTCGTGCGCTTGATTTGCAAGAAAAAGCCGCAATTGAGGGTGCTAAAAAATGGAACACTCGTCAAGGTCAAATTCAAAAATCAGCTACTGGCCCAATTAATGTTGGCCCTGTTGATGTTCCTACGCCTTATAGCGGTCAAGTTAAATACTTGGGTAATGAATAATGGCTGAAACTGTTGTTGCTAGAGTTCAACTTCCTGACGGCTCTGTAGGCCGTTTTGAAGTGCCTGTTGGCATGAAACCTGCTGACATTGAAGAACAGGCTTTAAGTGCCTATATGGCACAAGGTCGTACTCAAAGTCTTTTAGCACCTGAAACAACTGAAAAAAGCGTTCCAAAAGTATTAGCTCAAAGTGTAGGTAAAGCAGTTGCTAATATTGGTGACATTGTTGCTGGCGCACCTGAAAATTATAAGCGTATCGGTCAATATGCTTTGGGAAAACTACAAGGTCAAGATGTAGAAGCTCCAAGAGGTTCAACACCAATTACTAATGCTTTAATTAAACATGGCATTTTTACACCTCAAAATGAACCTAATACTCCAGCAGGTAATATTGCTGATTTTGCTATTCAAGTTGCGCCTGCTGTAGCAAGGGGCGATATTGGATCTATTCCTTCTTTTACTAAAGCATTAGGAAAAAATCTTGCCGCAGGTACTGTAGGCGGTAGTGCAGTCGAATTAGCCAAATCTTCAGGTATTGATAATCCATTAGCTCAATTTGCTATTGGTGCAGGCACTATGGCGGCTAGTCAAGCCCCTTTTGCATTGCGTCATACTGCCGCTAGTGTAGCTAATCAAGCTACTCGTAATGTAACTCCTGAACAGCTAAAAATGGCTGATGCTTTAGTTAAAGAATCTTATCAACCAAACTTTACCCCAATTACGGGCGCAGAGGCTTTAGCTAAAGTAACTGGTGCTAGTCCATTAACAGCCGTTCAGCGTGTCGTAGAGAACCTTCCACAAAGTTCTGAAACAATGGCTAGTTTTATGGCTAAACGCCCACAAGCCAATGAGCAGATGGTAGCTAACGCATTGCGTAACATTAGCCCAAATCAACCTACTTCTGCTACTCCAGTTTCATTACAGCAAGCTGGTCAACAAGTAGTTCGTGGTGCAGAACAAGGCGTTACAAAAAGTGTAGAACCATTCTATCAGCAAGGCGTTAATCAAATGCAGAATGTGCAAGCTGGCAAAGTATTGCCTGTTATGCCTACTGAAGTTGCTACTTTACAGCGTAATCCTGCTATTGATGATGCTATTAGCCATGTAATTAAAGATAAATATTCAGGTGCTACTGGATTGCCAGCAACTAGCCCACAAGTATTGGATGCGGCTAAAAAGTATCTTGATGCTCAATACACTAAATTTACAGACCCTTTAGCTGGGTCTTTAGACAAAACTAAAGCCGCTAATGCGTGGGGCGGTAGTCGTGAATTAGATTCTTATTTATCATCTAAATCACCTGCTTATGCTCAAGGTAGTAAAAATTATGAAGTTGCTCAAAAGACTCAAATTCAGCCAATGAAAGCTGGCCCTGTAGGTCAAATTGCTGAAGGTAAAGTTGGCGCAGAAACACTAATGCCAAATAAACCTGTTGCCTTGTATCCTACAGATATTAAGCGTACTGTTGATTTATTGCGTAGAAAAGATCCGTCTGCCGTGCCTGATTGGACACGCCAACAGTTAGAAGGAATCTTTAACGAAACTGGTCAAAATTTACAAAATGGGCCAAACCAATTTGGTGGTGCTAAGTTTGCTTCTACTATTCAGGGTAACAAACAACAAAAAGCTAACTTACAAACATTGATTCAAGAATCTGCTGGTATGCAGGCTTATCAAGGTTTTGAGCGTGTTTTAAACAATCTTGAAGCACAAGGCACAAGACAAGGCGCAGGATCAGCTACATCATTTAATAATCAATTTCAAAAAGAACTTTCTGAAGGTGGCCCATTAGCGGCCGCTAAATTGGTGTTTAAACCATCAGAAGTAGCTACTAAATATGAAGAATGGCAATTAGGAAAAAATGCCAATAAATTAGCAGATATGCTTACAAATCCTGATTCCATTAAACAATTACAAGATTTGGCTAGAACTAAACCAAATACAGCAAAAGAACGCTTGTTAGTAAATAGCTTGACGGGTGGATATGTAGCTCAAAAACCTGAAATTACAGAGGAATCAAAATGAGTAGAAACGGATCAGGGACTTACACACTCCCAGCAGGAAACCCAGTAGTCACAGGTACTACTATTACAAGTAGCTGGGCTAACTCAACTATGCAGAACATTGCTGATGGCCTTACTCAATCTGTTTCAGCAGATGGTCAAACTCCAATGACAGGAGCATTAAATATGACTACAAACGACATTAATAATGTTGGTACACTAACAGCCTTAACAGGCATCTTTGGCGGGACTTACTGATAAAATAAGGTTATGCAAGCATACTTAATTACCAATAAAATCAACAACAAAGGCTATGTAGGGATAACTACTAGGTCTTTGTCTAGGCGTTGGTACGAACATCGTTTTGTAGCTAATAGTTGCGGTCAATTATTGGGAAAAGCTATTAAAAAGTATGGTGAACAAGCATTTGAAATAATGCCTATTGCATCGGCAAAAACGCTAGAAAACCTTAAAGAAGTGGAAAAAGACCTAATTATCCAATTTCAAACAAAAGTGCCATTTGGCTATAATTTGACTGATGGCGGTGATGGTGTTTTTGGGTTTAAACAATCTGAAGAACAACGCTTAAAAAGTGCTAATTTAAGACTTGGTACTAAACATACAAAAGAAACCAAAGCCAAAATGCGTGAAGCGCATAGCGGTGAAAAAAATCATTTTTATGGTAAAACTCATACCGAAGAAACTAAAAGAAAAAACGCTGAAGCACATATTGGCAAACAAGCAATGCTTGGTAAAAAACATAATGAAGAAACAAAAGAAAAAATTAGACAATCTTTAATTGGTAAAGCTGGTAAACCACATACAGAAGAAGCTAAAAAGAAAATATCTTTAGCTCATACTGGTAAAAAACAAGCATCGCCTTCATTAGAAACTCGCAAAAAACTATCACTTGCCACTAAAAAAGTTTGGGAAGCAAGAAAACTTAAACAAATAGAAAAAAGGATTTAATCATGGCCGCCACTTCGTTTACGCCTATCAGCCTGTACTATAGCTCAACAGCATCTAATGTCCCTACGGCAGGTAACTTAGTTGCTGGCGAACTTGCTATTAACACAAACGATGGGGTTCTCTACTATAAGGATTCTAGCGGTGTTGTGCAAAGTATTGCTTCTAAAGCTGGTAATTCAGGTTCTTTTACTAACCTAGCCTATACAGGCACTTTTACAGGCGGTACAGGAGTAGTTAATCTAGGCTCTGGACAGTTTTATAAAGATGCTAGTGGTAATGTAGGTATTGGCACTAGCAGTCCTGCTAATAAATTAGATATACAAGGAACAACAACATTACAAACAAGACTTAATTCAACTGGAGCAGGAGCACAAGTTGGATTTATAGTTCAAATGTTAAATAGTAATTCTTCTTCAAATAATATTTTTATTGGTGGTGGAAGAACTGCCGACAATCAATTTATTATTTATGATACTGTTCAAACAAACACTTTGTATCAAATATCAGGTACAGGAAGTTCATCACAATATCATCAATGGTTTACTCAAAGCACAGAACGGATGCGTATTGATGCTAGTGGTAGACTTGTTATTGGAGCAACTTCTGCTGTAGCTTCAGCACAACTTGGTGTTGCATTTAATGGTGGAACTTATAATGGTTTTGCTTTAAATGATACAAGTAGTACAACTGCTGTATTATTTGCGGCATTTCAAATAGGTGGTACAAGTATTGGAAACATAAGTCGAGTTGGTGCTACTTCTGCTGTTATTTACAACACTACTTCTGACCAAAGATTAAAATCTAATATTACTGATGCAAACCCTATTTTAGATAAATTAATGACTGTTAAAGTTCGTCAATTTGATTGGACAGAAGGTGATTTACATCAAGATGCTGGTTTTATTGCACAAGAATTAGCACCTGTTTTATCAGGCATTGTTACTGAAGGAAAAACAGAAGAAGATATGTGGCAACTTGATTATTCAAGATTAACTCCATACCTTTTAAAAGCTATTCAAGAACAACAAGCCCTTATAGAATCACTAACCACTCGCCTTGCTGCATTGGAAGCGAAATAGTTTTATAACCGTAGTACAACTTAGGAGAATGAAATGAGCGAAAACACGAAAAAAACTCAAATCACCATTAATGATGTAAGTTACAACTTTGAAGATTTAACAGTAGAGCAACAAACCCTGTTTAACCATTGTGTAGACCTTGACCGCAAGATTAACTCTGCTGGCTTTGCGTTAGACCAATTAAAAGTCGGTAAAGACGCATTTATTAAACTATTAGAAACTTCATTAGTGGAGGTGGTTTAATGTTTCTCGTCACTTTTTTGCTAGACAAAATAGGCTATATGCCTAAAATTAATGTAGAAACTACATGGCCTTTTCCTGCCACTCAAAAACCTTATACTCCCCATGAGTTTGAGAAAAAAGTTGCTAAGAAAACTGTTAAAAAAGCAACAACTCGTAAAGCAAAGTGAGTGAAGTATGGGCGACCTTGACAAAGAAATAGTAAAAGAAGCTATTAAAGAATGGTTAAATGAAAGAGTAACTCAATTTGGCTGGTTTTCTTTAAAGACTATTGGTTATGCTTTGGTTGCCATACTTGGTTATTTGTGGTTAATTACACATGGTTTTGAGCCACCAAAATGAAATCCCGCACTATGTGGTTTTCGTTTTTGCTTGTAGTGTTTGGCGCACTATTTGACAACTTTTCTTATTTGCAATCAGTTATAAACGAAAGATACTATGGCATTATTTTGGTTATTGTCGGTATTATTGTCGCTGTATTGCGCTTTCTTACTACTGGGCCTGTAGAATGATATATATCTTATATATACTTTTAGTCCCTATTAACCTTGTTATAACATTGTTAGCACTTGTTATAGCCCCTGTATTGCCTTTGTTTGCTGGTCAACAAGAAGGCTGGTTAGACAATCATTCCTCATGGGGTGTTGGGCCACGATTACCGACCTATTTAGGCTGGTTTATGACTCCTGATAACTCTTTAGACGGTGATGCTACTTTTGCCCAATTAAACCCACCTTGCTATCTTTCACAAATAAAATGGCTTATTCGTAACCCTGCATACGCATTTGGGCTAAGATATTTAGTACCGCTATATATAACTGCTATATACGGTGACAAAACAATTAAGGACAATGACAATGCAAAAGCTGGTTGGTGCTTTATCAAAGCTAACGGACTTTTTCAATTTACTGTTATTGCCCCTATTGGTTTTGCTCGTTGTATTTATATTAATTTGGGGTGGAATATCCGTGCTTTGGTCGATGATAATGTCCACCCAAAGCCTGATCCGTATCAAGCCACATTCGTATTCTCGCCAAGAATTTCGGGATTTAGATGATTGATTATGTCAAAATATCACTTCTTGGTGGCCTATGCCTTATTCTGTTTGGTAGTGGGTATTGGATGGGTTACTCACGATATATTGAGTATAAAAAATCGGTTGAAATTATCGCCAAGATACAAGAAGCCAAAGTTGAATCAATCCAAAAACAGCACGAATTAGTTAAGAAGGGAATTTCTGATGAATATGATGCGAAATTGGCTCTGTTACGCCAGTATTATGCTAACGGGGTGCGCCAGTCCAGTACCAACAGTTTGTCCAGCGTTCCCGACCCCACCAAGCCAGCTACTTTTATCCCCGCCAACAACTTACTTGCTGACTGCGCCCAAACCACTTTAATGCTAACTGAATTTCAGAAATGGTATCTAGAAGCGGTAGGCATTAAATGAACAATTTTAGAGAATGTCTAGACCTAGTCTTAAGGTCTGAAGGCGGCTGGACAGGAGCGCATGGTCTTGCTGGTGATGCAGGTGGAGAAACAAATTTAGGGGTCACTAAAGCAGTTTGGGAAGAATGGGTAGGGCATCCTGTAAACACCCTTAAAAACTTGACTAAAGAAGATGTAGCCCCATTGTATGAACAACGATACTGGAAACCTTGCTATGGAGAAGTATTACCTCGGGGACTCGACTATCTTGTGTTTTCAATGGCAGTTAACGCAGGCGCAGGAAGAAGTGTTAAATTGCTTCAGCAATCTATTGGATGTGTACCTGACGGAGTTATTGGGCCTTCAACAAGAAGCCTTATTTGTGCAAATAATCCAGCAACTCTTATTTCAAAATTCTCAGAAACTAGGCGGGAATACTATCGTTCACTAAAAGCCTTCCCTATCTTTGGTCACGGGTGGCTGACACGGGTAGACAGGGAAGAATCTGAAGCCCTTAATATGGTTAAAAACGGTTGATTGTTAGGTAGAAACAGTATCCGAATACAGAAATAGCCATTAAAGCACCTAAAAACCCCCAAAACCAGCTATATTCGTGTGATGATGGGTAAGTAATAGCAGAGCAATACTCAGCATCTTTAAACGCTTCTGACAGCGTTCTAGGGGTTTGTCGGCAACTACGGATTACAAAGTCTGAATAGTTCATTTCTCTTATGCCTTAAATTTATTGTTACGCTGATTTTCTGACTTTGTAACTGCCCTAAGATTTTCAATGTTGTTATCAAACCTATTGCGGTTTATATGGTCAATCACCAATGGTTCAGGCGGTAAATGCCCATGATGGTACATATACACAAGCCTATGTTTTAAATAGTATTTGCCGTTAATGCGGATTTGGGCATACCTACGATTACCAAAATGCCCAGCAACATCACCAGCCTTTACATTACGACTTGGGCTTTCTTTCCAATGTAACTTGCCATCTTTGTAATCAAATAACTGTTTTAAAAATTCTTGGTTCATTCGGATGCCTTTCTTAGTATTGCTCTAGCAAAATCGTAAACATAATCACTTTTACCAACAAAATAATCGTTAGCAACTGCCCATATTTCCTCATCTGTTAGTGTCTTTGCTGGATGGGTGTAGAGTGGTGTTGGACTGTCATCAATAGATAAAGCACAATCCAAATCAAAAAATACGCTTGTGTTATCGCCTCTTGCAATCCACGCTACTGGTTCATTGTTGATTTGCATAACCCATTTCTCCATTTGATTTATAGCGCAATAACTCTCTATTCAACGCCTCTATTTCAGCGTGTTGCTGGCGGAGCATGGTGGTTTCTTGTTCTAAAGCATTTTGTAATTGCCCCAACGCCTCTTTAGCTTGTTCCGACCAGTCATGTGGTTCTTCATGGGTGTTGTGTGTTTCTATTAATCTTTGTATGTTCATTTTGTTTAACTCCTATTCCGTGTGCCGCTTCTACTGCACGAATGATGTACATTAGGTTCGGCATACTACAATCTTCACCTTGCCAGCATTGACCATTACCCAATATGAATTTAATTTCTTGCTCAAGTAAAGGTATCTTTGGTTCTTTCAACGCTTCTATTTCAGCTTGTTGCTGGCGTAGCATATCGTTAAGCCTTAAAATTACTAACTTAGCTCCTTCTAAATCTTCAGCTAGTTCATTTGCGTTCATTAAAACCACCTTAGATCAGGAGCAGACATTTGGTTATGGTAGCTCTTTTGACGAACCCTAAACTCAAATAAATCCTCATGCTCAGGGAACTCGTTAGCAAACTTCCTAGCGTAGTGACTGATCCAGCCATCATCTATCTTAAAGTCACCTGTGTCACCTATTGCCGTTTCCCAGCGAACCCTATGGAATACGCATTTAGCGGAAAAATGTTTTTTTCTTGCCGCCACCTGTAGGGAAAACTTTTTAAACATCTCCCATATATCAGGGTGTTTGGAGTCATAAAGCTCAAAGTTTTCTTTTGTCCATTTATTATTCATTGCAATACCCTCACGGTCATAGGTGTTGGTGGGCTAGGTGGGACTGTGTACAAAGTCGTTCCTATCACGCTAGTGGTGACCCCGTTTGGGGTCTGAATAATAACCTGATTAGGGTAGATTGTAGCCGTTTGGGTAGTGACCCCCATCGAGTTAACGAACTGGGCTGTATTACCCTGTATTTGAACCGTACCACCATTATTAACCTGATAAGTCTGCGCCTTAGCTGGTACACCGTATCCGACCATTGCGCCCAGCAAAGTTCCTAGTAAACAACTTCCTAAAAAGTCTTTCATTTTCTGTATCCGTTCTTTAAGTCATCGTTTTTCCAAGCCTCAATTTTGGCTTGGGCTATTTCTAAAGTGTTTGCTGATCCGCATAATTGACCGTTTGGTGTGCGTTCATACACTAGAAAACCTGTACCGCTAGGTTCAATACTGTATGTGGCTAGACCATCATAAAAGTCTTGTGCGTGGGCAAATGCGCTATGTGCGTTTGCATCGTCTGATTTGATACGGCTGGTGCGTTGTGCTGTTGATTCCATTTGTTTCTCCTATCTCACTCGTTATTGAGTACATCTAGTTTAATTTAGAAAACTAAAGTAATGCAACACATTTAATATAAGGAAAACCCTAAGTGCAAAAATACAACAAAGAAGTTGGGGTACTAACTTCTTTACGCTTTCCCCCGTTCCCGTGAAGGAATTAAAGATTGTTTTTGATCTGATAGACCCGTAACAAATGCTGGAAGCACTCCCAACTCTTTTGAAGCTGGGGTTCTTCTATTTCTACTAATTTTACTTGGTTAGTCTTGCCATTGACAAATAGGATAGCGCACCTTGCGTTGGGCAAGTTTAGGCCTTCTCTATAAGCCGCTAACTGCAACTCATGTTCAAAGTATATATCGACCTTATCCAAATCGGTATCTTTTGTCTTAAAATCTACGACAAATCCCGACCCCTGACCGTTTATAGGTTTAGCCATTAAGTCGCACTTACCACCGTAGCCAAGCGGATGAGCAAACGATTTTTCACACAACCATGCCTGTTCGCTAAACGCAGTTTTAAGCGCGTTATCAATTGCATCAAGGTAAGCTGGCTTTTCAGGCATATACACTTGCTCAAACCAATTTTCAATAATGCCGTGAATTTCAGTCCCGCGATTGGCGGCTTTGTAGCCTGTTTCTCGACTGTCCTTCATTACCCTAACCAACCACTCTTGTTCGCCTTCCTGTGGCTCTCTAGGTAGTGTTAAAGCAGATAGTAAGACCTGTTGCTGTTTCCAAGTGTCTAACCCTGCTTTAGACATAATATTAATGATGGTGGTAGTGCTAGGTAAAAGCCCTTCTTTCCTTGCATCACGCAAAGTCGTAGGTCTTTCCCCAGTCTTACCGATGGTGGTATAGGCAGGTGTACCCTGACGGGTATACCAATGACCCGTGTCTTGTTGTTTGTCTTTGACTATCAAAATGGAATGTCCCCAATTTCGTCATCTTCAATCTTGGGTGCGTTCTTTTCACGCTCTTGCTGACCGCGCCATTCACTACTCTCTGTAATCTTTTCTTTGTAGTATTTTGGCAAGGCATCGTACTTGGATTGGTCAAATTCTGCTAACCAAAAATGGTTAATAGGATTGATGCCTGCTGGGATGGCAGCGCGAAGGGCAGAAGGAACGGGAGAAATACCGCTAATGTTAGCGTACTTACCATCTTCCGAGTGGGTAATATTAACCATGCAAAACTTGTCTAGCAAAGACTTTAAATCAAAGTTCTTTCTATCTTCTGCGGTCATTTTTTTGTTTCCCCAGCTTTCAAGGTCTTGACGCAACCGAGCCTGATCCCCAAGACTGACTGTATAACGCTTAGACACGATTAACGGCTTGCCGTCATCCGTCTTTAATGGTGCGCCTGTATCGTCATCGCCATGCAACTCCCAAGTCAATACGACCTTGTGCATGATTTTGGTTTCGCCAGCCCATTCGGTAGCTTGATGACCCAAATCAATAATTGAGTACAGTCGTGCCATGTGAAGCCCTGCTGGGGCTATCTTAAATTCTTTGCTGTTATCTGAAATAATCATTTTGCGTTCCTAAAAGTTTGGCTAAATTGCTCAAATAAAGATTTGAGTACAGGGTTTTGTTTTGCGTTTGCTGGCAATCCACACGCATAGCGTAGGTCACCGATTTCATCTGCGGACAAAAATACACCATCCTCGATGTCTTTAAAGATGCGTTCCAAATGTTCTTGGAAGCTGTTGAAATCTTTATCTTGTTCACTCATCTGAGTTTCTCCTAGTTATCACGGCATATGCCGTAACATCTATTTTAGATAACTAAATCAATTTGTCAAGGGTCTTGTAAAATATATCTTAAACAGTTAAGATTGTTGTATGAAAGATACTTTTGCACTATCACATGACCAATTTATTAACCTTCTTGGCGGTACAAAAAAGGTTGCAAAGATGGCTAAAGTAAGCCAAGCGGCTGTTACTCATTGGCGCACAACAAACATTCCTGAAGGTCAACTTATTCGTTTAGCGGCTGAACTGGAAAAGCAATCACACGGCTTAATTGGCAGAAAGTCGCTTTTTCCCAACAGTTATAAATTTATTTGGCCTGAGCTAGAATGATGTATACTAAGAACCATTGAGGAATTGGATACTCAGATTAGGGCATTAGAGGTAGCTTTGTGGGTTTAGGAAATGAATAAAGAGGCATTTCCCAAACCATCCAATCACAGAGTTGCCCCTAATGCCCTTTTTGTTTCTATTCCCAATCGTTCTTGGTTGGAGGCTCTAACGACATACCAGCGATCAAGACGAAAGTGCTACTGGGGGTAGTGGATGTAACAGCACAATATAGGTGGCGAAGCTAGTGCCTATTCCATGAACGACTGGCGGGTTCTGTAACTCCGATGGAGCAGATTAAGGCGAATCTAGGTAGGCTAGGTTCGTTCACCGAAAGAGCAGTAACAAATTATATATGTATGATAAAACTTGTAATTACTGGAATCCAATCAAAGTGCATGGTAGAAATATCAAGCAATATGTTTCTTATGCTGAACATCATAATTACAAAAAAACAACAAAAATATTTGAAGTTCTTGGATGTACGCAACAAGAATTATTGATTCATATAGAAAAACAATTTTTAAAAGGCATGAATTGGGAAAATCGCAAATTGTGGCATATAGACCACATAATTCCTATGGATTCAGCCAAAACTAAAGAGGATAACTACAAACTAAATCATTTTACAAATTTAAGACCAATGTGGGCAAAAGATAATTTGTCGAAAAAAAACAACAAAACCCATTTAATTTAAAAATGCTTGACAGAGTTTAGAAAACTAAACCATACTTTTAACATGGAAAACTTATTAATAATCTTTTCTGTTGGAATATTTGCCATCTTTGGTAGTGTGATGGCTATTTTGTTAATCATCCTATATTGGGCAAGAACATGACTTGGAATCTTAGATTAGTAAATATGAGTAACCCTTATGAAGACTACTTTGAAATCCGTGAGGTTTATTACGATACGATGGGTAAACCGATTGGTCATAGTAATGCCTCTATTGGTGGGGAAGATAGACTTGAGGTAGATCGTTACATTGAACTAGCAAAGTTAGCCCTTGATAAACCTATTTTAAAGTTTGCAGACAATGAAGATACAAGTAAAGATATTGAATGAGAACCCCGATGGTTCTGCCAACGCTCAAGTAGACTTTGATAAAAAAGGACTTGAAGTCCTTGTGCAATGGGGATTAGTAGCATTACTTACCAAAGCAATTGATCAATATAAAGTTGTTAAACCCGTGAAAAGAAAGAAACAAAATGAACCCATATTTACAGGAAATATTGCATCAAATCACAGCAAGACTAACAGAATTAGAAGCAAAAAATAAGATGCTTGAGGAAGAATGTGCCGCACTTAGGGAGCAGATAAGTGTCATTCATTGATTTTTATAACCTTTATCCCCGTAAGATGGGGCGTAAAGACGCTGAACGAAGCTGGAACAGATTAACCTCTGACCAGCAGTCAGATTGTCTTGATGCCATGCCTAATTACTTGAAGTATTGGAAGATCAAGGAAACCGCTAAAGACTTTATTCCCTACCCTGCGACTTTCTTAAATCAAGAGCGTTGGACTGACGAACTTGATATAGAACCTATACAAACTAAGAAACCTGAATTGCCGTTTTACGCTACAGAAGAACTGACACTTAAAAAAGCCCAAGAAGTTGGTATAACTCCCTATGCTGGTGAAGGCTGGCAGGCGTTAAGATCAAGGATTAGTCAGAAGATAAAGCAACTTGAAGATCAACTCTGATAATTACTTGGTTAGTTGGTACATAGGTGTAGCAAAAAGACGGGGATGGCCCGAAGTTGTGCGCTTACTGGCGCAGAATAAAGAAACCGAAGAACGCATGAAGATGCTTATTAAAAAGAGATTAGGAAAATGAGAGAGATAGACCCCAATAAATGTATAGACTTTATTCTAGAAAACGCAGGAAAATATGCACAAGCTAAAGGCGAATTGGCGCAACTTGAAGCGTTCAAAAGTTCCCTCAAAGCTATTAAAATGGCACAAACTACTGAACCTTCTCTCGGGGCGCAGGAGCGTGAAGCGTATCGAAGTCAAGATTATCAGGATTTGTGTAAAGCCATTGGTGCAGCTACGGAGAACGCAGAGAAATTAAAGTGGGAACTGGAAGCTGCGCGCCTTAGACACGCCACTTGGCAAACCTTAGAAGTATCAAACCGCAACCAAGATCGGATATTGAAATGACTTTAAAAGTTACTGAAGAATTTTTAATTCTTAAATTATTGTGCAAAATGTATGATGAAGCACTTAAAAACGCTAATGCAACACAAATGTTGGAGATTTCAGTAGATATTGCAAAATCAAGTGAGAAATTAGAGCAATTGACTGTAGACTACATTAATGGCCACTAAATCACAGAGAGATCACTATGCAAAGTTGGCGAGATTGGGCTGTATCTTGTGCGAACACATTGGATTCGAGGGACGAGATGTTGGAGTCGAAATCCATCACATACGCCGTTTCGGGGGAAAGCGAGATAACGCTCCAGCTGTCCCATTGTGCGCTATGCACCACAGACTTGGCGATACCAGTATTCACTTACTTGGAGCTAAAGGATTCCGAAAGCATTGGGGATTTGACCTTGAGGATAAACTTGTGGAAGTGGAAGCTAAATTAAATGAGTAGCTGGCTAATCGCTTTTGTAGGTCTTATCTACCTATCAATTGGTGTAATGCAATTTATCAAGGGTCAGGTAGGAATGGGCATAACCTTTACAGGATATGCTTTTAGTAATATTGGACTGTATTTGTTGGCTAAATAACAAAGTAAATTTCCCTGTAAAAACAAAGTAATCCAATTTACAGGGAAAAGTTTCCCGAACGGGAAGAATATAAGAAAAAGTAGCGTAAATTACACAAATATTCCCGAACGGGCAATTTTGTAAGAAAAAGTTAATGACTCATAAATAAATTATTAGTGTAGTTATGGATTTATTTATAAACCAAAACTTTACAATGCTTTGTCAACAACTTTACAATTAGCCGCCAAAACTTTACAAAAATGTCAACAACCCTGTTGATATACATACTTTTTGTCAATAACTATACATATAAGTATCAATATGTATAAAAAATTGTTACTTATAAGTTACATTTTGTTACTAACATATTTGTTAACTGTCTAGTAACTTTATAGTTCTAGGCCATCAAAACCTAATTCTTCTGCTATTAACTTGCAACGGGTTCTAAAGGCTTTGCCATGATGTGACCATTTATCACCCTTTTGACGGTGAAAACTCATGTGAACCATCTCATGCGAAAGAGTTGTGAGCATAGTGTAATAATGCCCACAGCGAGCAGAACTAATCGTAATAGTGTGTTCATAATCCTCTCCGCAGTCATACATATAAGTACCCATTGTTTCAGGGTCGTGAATCACTACAAATTCAATTTCTTCAGGCACAGGAAGATTCCACTTAGTAAATGGGTATACACAACAAAGGCTGGCATACGCATTGCGAATAACTTCAGGATTTAACTTCATTTCCAGCTAATCCATTCGGTATTGTGTTGTTTCTTTTTCCTATCGACATACACAGGCATACTAAAGGTCAAACCGTGATCGGGATGGGTCAGCCAAAGTGCCTGTCTTGGTGGCTCAAATCCAAAGTTGTTGCTGTAAGCGTACTCATCGTAACCTTTAAGGCTGCCGTTGACAATAAGGCGTTCTAGCTGGATTAACTGATGCCAATGACCTAACAGCATCGTATCGTATTCCATGTCAATCTGAGCATTTCTAGAACGTTTACGGTGGTCACCCCGAATGATTGGCCCTAAAGCCCCAATGACACCGTCACCCCCACGAAATTGATCCCCATGTGTAAGCAGATATTTATGTCCGTAGATTGAATAATAGGCATCAGGGCCATCGGGTATATGAAATTGAACACGCTTATCACCTTCAAATCGTTTACTCAAGAACTGATAGAGTAACCAATCGAATGAGGTGAAGTTACGACCCTTTGCCCTGATTTTGTGCGTGTTACGCCCATGATTGCCACTTACGCACGGAATAAAGACATTTCCGAACTCATCTGCTAGTGTTTGAATACACCAAGTCAAGACCCCGAACAAATCTAGAACTGTCGGCATGATTTCCATTGAATTTGTAGCCATCAGTTCTTCATGGATGTCACCCGATACCATGTCACCACCCAGCACAAAGACAATTCCCTCATAATTTGAGTGTGCTACATGGTTTTTTAATAGGTCGATGGTTTTTTCAATCATTACCTTAGCCCTATCTTGCCCGATAGCGACATTGTATTCATTGACCCCGTTAATCTGATTGGGGTCTACGACCTCGCCCCAATGCCAATCTGAAGCAAATAAGGTCGGTATTCCTGCTACTGTCTTTCCCTTAACTGGTTTAACTAGCCAGTTGGGTGTAGAAGTCTTGGCGGTAGACATCTTTAATATCACTTTTTTGATATAGTCCGATGTCAACTTTTCTTCTTCTTGACCGTTAAGCATAGACTCAAGCTGTCTAATCTTATCCTGCGCTTCTAGCAGTTCAGTCAGTTCTTTATTGGCTACTTTGATTGTGGGTTGCAGACCACTAGACTTAGCTACCCTGATTCTTGTATTAAAGGTATTGGGATTGATTCCTAATAACTTGGCGGCTTCAGTCTTGCTTCCCATCTTTGCATAAGCATTTAAGGCTTCTTGCAATTCTGTTCTTGACAACGGTTTTTGTGCCATAACCTACCTTTAATGATAAAGTTAGCCAATACTAATCTATTTTAAAGGTAAATCAATGACATACGCACGAATTGATACAAATCATAAAGAAATAGTGGCGGCATTAAGACAGGCTGGTGCTTCAGTCTTGTCTTTAGCGGCAATGAAGCATGGGTGTCCTGACATTTTGGTTGGATTTGGCAATGAAACTATGTTGATGGAGATAAAGCGTGACTCTAAGGCAAAGTTTACACCCGACCAATTAAAATTTATGGCAGACTGGAAAGGTGGCTCAATCAGTCGTGTTGATAGCGTTGATGCGGCATTAAGAGCATTAGGAGTAATCCAAAAAGTGTTATAAAATTAGATTACAGCGTTTAACTAAGGTCTATCATGCCACTCGTAAAATCAAAATCTTCTGCCGCAGTAGGTGAAAACATTAAAACCGAAGAAGTCGCTGGTAAACCAGAAAAACAAGCACTTGCTATTGCTTTAAGCGTACAAGATAAGGCTAAAGGTGGTCGCAGAGCCAAAATTCAAGCTGAATACGAAAAGCACATGAAGTCTAACGAAGAAAAAGGCGAAACCAAAAAAGAGTCTAAAAAGACTGAAATGGGAGAAATGTAATGGCTAACTGGATTGCAGGTGCAATTAAACATAAAGGCGCATTAAAAAAAGAATTAGGCGTTCCTGAAGGTAAAACAATTCCTAAAGGCAAACTTGAAAAAGCGGCAGAAGCTAAAGGTAAAGAAGGTCGTAGAGCTAGATTAGCTTTAGAACTCGAAAAGTTTACTAAAAAATGAATCGCAAAGATGCCATTCGTGCCGCTATAGACAAGCAATGAAAGATTACAAATGAAGCCAATGGATCATAAGTACAAAAAAGAAAACGCTTTATTGCGTAATCATAAAGAAACTACGTTAGAAAAGAATCAAGCTGATCGAATCGCCCGTAGAAAGCTGATCGCCAATAAACTCAAAGACTTAGACAAAGAAGTAAAGTAAATGGCTTTAACGCTTGCTGACGCACTAAGGCAGACTGGTTACGCACAAGACGGCCAGTTACAAGCACCTGCGCCAACACAACCAAACTTGTCTACTATGGCAGGCAACTACTTTGCACAGTTACCTGAAAAAACTGCACAGAACGCTATAAACACCAATAACATAGTGCAAAACGCTATGCCGTATAACTTTGAAGCACATCAATTTGAACATGGACCTACATACAACGAATTTGTAAACCAAGTTCCTAACATGGCTGGAATGATGGTAGGGCCACAATCTGCTTTATGGAATGAAACAAACGCTTTTAAAGCCGCAAAAATGCTTAAACAAGATGTACCAGTAGAAGAAGTATTTAAACAAACCAATACTGCAAAAGGTTTAGAAGGTCAATTTAGACAAGAATTATCTGATTTAAACAGTCATATTAAAGGGGGGCCTACATTTTATGACACAGTAATGAATAGAATGACTGCGTTGAAAAAGCCTAGTGGTGAACCAATGTATGCAAAAGATGTTTTTTATCATCCTGAAGTTTATAAATCATACCCTCAGCTTGCTGACATAGAAATACAATTTATTCCTAAAGGAAACAAAGCTACAGCTAGTTATAACCCCGTAAACAATGTAATTAAATTAAATGAAAATTTATCGTCAATAGAAGCAAGATCATCAATGCTTCACGAAATGCAACACGCAATTCAAGAAATTGAAGGTTTTAACAAAGGTGCTGATGCAAACAAGATTATTGGTTACCATGTAAAGCACTATGATGATTTAATGGGTGAAATAGGTGATTTAAACGCTCAAATGAAAAAAGTTGTAGGAACGCCTGAATATGAGAATTTAATAAATAGGCGAGCAAGTCTTACTAAAAAAGTATTAGCATTAGGTGATCCATTGGTAGAAGGAAGTAAAGTATATAAACGTTACGGTGGTGAATCAGAAGCAAGGCTTACACAAGCCCGTAAAGATTTAAAACCTGAAAATGCTAAAGAAATATATCCTTTTGCAGAAGGTAAAAACGCTTTAGATATAAACCCAAATGAAGCTATCATTGATACTGCTTCTGTATTAGAACCTATAAACAGAAAGCAAATGCTTAACAAATTGCTTCAAGAGCAAAAATAGCCTACAATTAACTTATCTTAATCAACCACTTGGTAAAGGTATGGAATCTAAAGTAGAACAATCTAGAAAAAAGACAGGCGGTCGCTCTGTAGGTACGCCTAATAAGTCCACAGCACTCGCTAGAGAGGCGATCGCTAAGTTCGTGGATGGTAACGCTGACAAACTGCAAGAATGGCTTGATGCCATCGCTATGAACGAAAAACTAGGCCCTAAAGTAGCTTTTGATTGCTTCATGCAAGTAGCTGAGTACCATGTTCCTAAGTTAGCTAGGGTAGAACAAATTGGCGATACATCAGCAACAGTCACCCATATCTATAAATGGC